CGCGGTTCAGGACGTGCTCGTAAATGGCAACCGGACGCTCCCGCAGTACGTGGATGAACACGACTGCATCATTCCAGACATTAAGAGCATCAGCACGGGGGACAAGTCAAACAGGGCGGATTATATCAAAGGAAAGACCATCATCAAAAACCGGTACGGCTCAACATACACCTTCTATTGTTTCCCGGCTCCGGGTTGCGATCCTTTCGGGTATACGGCGGAAGCTTATGAGTATGTGAAGCGGCACGGCGGAGAGGTGGAGCCGGAACCAGACGAACCGGATGAGCGCGTGGAAGTTATCACGGCACTGCCTGAGATCGGGCGCGGATGCGAGGGCGATGCGGTGAGCGTCTGGCAGGTCATCGCGGGCGTTAATGTTGACGGCGACTTCGGACCGGCAACACAGGCGGCAACAATTAAATTCCAGACGGCGCACGGTTTGAAAGGTGACGGCATAGTCGGCGCGAAGACGTGGGCAGAAGGTTTGAAGAGCATTAACTGACAGGGGCGGGAAACCGCCCTTTATTTTTTTGCATAAAATTAAATAAATGTTGTTTTTACTGTTGACATTTATATAAATGTCTGATATACTTACATCATAGCAAGGGAACAATAAAAACACAGGGAGGACAAAGAAATGACAATCGAACTTTTCAAAAAAGCAATGGAAACACTTAACCAGAAATCAGAAGCCGCCAACACAGCAGACCAGTACTTCGAAGAGCATCCGTTCGATGAAGCCGCAGAGGAAGCATTCGACAAAGCTTATGAGGAAGAGTTCGAAGCATTCGAAAAAGCCGCTGAAGCACTTGCAGAACTTATTAAGATAGATAACAAACTTGCTCAGACAATGATTCGCACACAGAGAGAAAAAATCGAAGAACTTATCAACAGGTTAGCCGCATAAAGGAGGAAAAGAGATGTACGAAACAGTTAGAATCGTAAAGGGTTACAGAATATACCGAATGATAGGTTGCAGGGGTTGCTACCATGTAGACCTTCAGGTATGGGAACACTCGAAAAAGTACATGACCTTCAAAACCATCAAGGCGGCGGTCGAGTACATCGAGAAATACTTATAAGCACCACAGCCGACCGGGAGCGGTTAGAGTCTCCCGGAGGTTACGAAAAAACAACAGGAGGAAATGAAAATGAATAATGAAGCCGCAAAACGTATGGAGGACTTTGCAAAAGAGATTCTTAGACAGACACCGGATATGCAGGAAAAGATGTGGAAAGCCCTTGAGCCTGTTTTGACGGCAGATGAAATTCACGGCCTTAAATGCTATGTCGGGCTGTTCCATATGTTTAACGACCAGAGATATTATAAAGCGGTCAAAAAATCTGTTGGAGAACAGCTTTACAACGAACTTCACAAATAAAATCAACTACCCGCCGCCGGTCGGGTAAAACCGGCAGAAAGGACAGACATGAATAAGATAATTAACGGTAAGAGATACAGCACGGACTCAGCGAAGGAAATGGCATCCGATAGTTACAGCAACTATACGGACTTCCACTACTGGAGTGAGACGCTTTACCGGAAGAACACCGGTGAATACTTCCTGCACGGCGAAGGCGGACCGATGAGCCGCTATGCTGAAACCATCGGTCAGAACCAGTGGACCGGTGGAGAGAAGATTATACCGCTCACAGTCGAGGCGGCTCAAAAATGGGCTGAAGAACACTTGATCGGCGATGAATATGAAGCTATCTTTGGTGAGGTAGAGGAGACAGCCACAAAGAGAACCATCTCGTTATCCTTGACGGAATCCGCTATTGAAAAGATAAAACGCGGCGCGGCTGAAGCTGGCGTCAGTATGTCGGAATTTGTCGAAAGTCTACTCTAACGTTACAGATTTTGTTACAAAAAAATAGAGAGTCCTTATAAAATAAGGGCGGAGCGGCTACGCAAGGTGGGTTCGAGTCCCACCGCCGGCATGAATAGAAAAGTCCCGGAAATGCTTGAAAAACGTTGAAATATCAAGCAATTCCGGGCTTTTTTGTTGCTCTGAGTTATAAGATTTTAAGACTTATTTTTAAGGTTTTGGGAGTATTTTGTTACAAATTCTGTTACAAAAATCACCGGGCGGAAAACAGGCTCTTGATGGCATCGCTCGCAGATGACTGCGCCATGCTGTGACGGTAAACGGAGCGCATGATGTTCGGGGTCTTCCAGCCGCCAGCGGAAAGAATGTCCGCCTCCGGAATGCCTTTCGCATGACAGTAAGACGCGAAGAAGTGACGGCAATCATGGAGCCGGTACGGCGGGAACTTGTAGCGGGCTAGAAAAGCTCTGTACATATCCGTCAGTGAGTTCGGGTTGCACTTGGTGATATAACCTTGCTTCCGAATCAGGGCGGCAAGGTCGGGGGATAATGCAACGTAACGGTCGGATGTGGTATTTTTCGGAATCTCATTGACCACAACGCCGCCGCCGTCTTCCAGAACAGCGGAGCGGTGAACGTGCAAAACGTCATCCTGTGACAGGTCGGATAGAGTCAACGCACATATCTCGCCGCGCCGTAAGCCTAAAATAGCAAGCTGAAACGGGACTTCGAGCGGGTGTCCGTGCAGAAGACACAACAGCATCCGCACTTCACCTTCAGAGTAAACAGGGCGGTCCGGCACTGGTTCGCGCGGGAGCATGAGTTTAAGCGGCGGACGCTTGCATTCTATCAGGACGGAATTAATTAACCCGGTCACATTCTTCAATGTCTTAGTCGAATATCCGTCCCGTTGCATCTGGTAAACAAGTTTCTGTCCGTCCGCGTCCGTTATCCTGTCCACGCTGAGCGCGTTAAACGCCCCGTATTTGCTCTCTAGCGTCCGACCTATAGATTTATATGCCCTGAGTGTGGAAACGCTCTTATAGGGCTTTCTGGCGTCTATATAGCGGTTCAGGGCGTCCCCGAACTGCTTCGACTCCGTAGCTATCCGGGCGGAGCTGAGAGCATCCGCCACAAGTGCGGTGAGTTCCTGCCGGGTGTCGGCGGTCATGCGCTTGGTACGTGATTCGTCCAGGCGGACGACCGTTGTATATTTTCCCTTTCGGGTTTTGGTTATCTTCATGCCGTTTCTCTCCATTGTCAAATGCGGAGAGAGAGGTTATAATATGGTATACAGTTTTTTTCATTACAAACCTCTCTCAAAGTTACGTTATTCACTATTGCCTTGCCGCTCGGTGTTCCCGCACCGGGCGGTTATTTTTTTATGCGGTCGAGTTCGTGGCGGATGACGGACATGATAAAGCGTTGTCCTATTTCGTCAAGCCGCTGGAAGTCATCTAATAGTCTTAATTCATCCTCTGATAATATTTCTTGCAGAAGCATACGATTGCGTGCTTTTTTTGCTAGGTCATCTCTAACGGAATCCGGGAGCGGTATTGCCGCAATCCGGAAGCCTTCGCGTCTTGTCATGTGGTCATCAAGTCCCATAACCCATGCCGGGTTAACGTTAAAAACATCGGCTATCTTTTTTGCAGTCTTATTGTTTGGGACATTGTTCCCACTACAATATTGACTCACGGAACCTTTTGAAAGACCTGTCTTCTCACAGAAAACAATTTGCTTGCCGTCACAATACGTATCCACTAAATAGTTAATATTCCTTTTCGCGGAGACTGAATATTCATCATTTGTTTTTCTTTTCATATAGACCTCTCCGTTTCTCTCCCCGCCTTCATTATATCATAAGAGTTTGACGTTTCAAAAACAAAGTTTGAAAATGTCAAACTTTTGTATTGACAACTCAAGTTTGACCGTGTTAAACTTTTCTCCAGTGGGCAACAGAATTTTTCCTTGAAAACTGAAAGGAGGTGATTACGATTAAGACCGCAGAACGTGTATTTGAATACGCCAAATTACGAGGTAGAATTATTGAAAAATACGGTACTCAGGGGAATTTTGCCAAAGCTATCGGCATATCTGAAAATTCACTTTCAAAGAAAATGACCTGTGTTACTGGCTTATCTCAGGATGATATTTTGCTCTGGAGTGAATTGCTGGACATTGACAAGTCCGAATATGGGTATTTTTTTTACTCGTAAAGTTTGACGAAGACAAACTGAGAGGAGGTTTATTAATGGAGTTCAACGAAGAATACACCTATGAAGAATGCATGAAAGTTTTTGCATGGTATCACTTGACCGGCGGTGAAGGTGAGTACTCACCAGAAGAGGAGAACTCATGAAACTCAAAGAATTATTCAAAACCGGCCTAGTCCGGAACAGCGACAAGGTCATTATCCGTTTTGTAACCGCGTCGCGTATCGAAGAAGTCCGCAGGGGGTTATGGTTCAGTGACGGGATTCTCAAAAAGCATAACGCCGAAGTGCTTAGCATTAATTACGATGCGTTAATCGGTGAATGGCGTATCACGCTGGAGCCGGAGGGCAAACCATGAAGCCGCGCGAACGTGCCGCCGTGAAGGGTGTGATAAGGGCGGCAAGAGCGAGGCAAGGGATAACGCAAAAGCAACTATGCCACCTGACGGCGATTCCTGAAGCATCGCTGTTATATCGGATTGATTCCGGCAAGGTGACACTGGAGGACATCCGAAAAATTAACCGGGTGGCTCCGTTCAATAGTGAAGAACTAGACATATTAATAGGGGGTAGGGGATGAACAAAGAAGTTTATGTATCAAAGTGGTTTCAGAACTACAGCGAAGAAAGCCGGAAGTCATCGGCGAACGTCCGCAGACTTCAGCACGAGGTCAAAATTCGCGAAAGAATCTGCACGGCCTGCACGTTTATTTCGTTCGGGTTGATGTTCTGCGGAGCTGGGACGCTCGAAGCGGCAGAGACGGCAACCAGTCCGCTCGGAATCGGAATGATGGTCGCGGGTGCGGCTATCGGCATTGTTCCTGTGATTGCGAGGTGGATTCGTGGGGAGTAAGAGTTTTGCGGTGTTCGCCGCGTTTCTGACTGTTCTGCTGATAGGACAGGCAATCATTGACACCATGCCCGGACGGATTGCGGCAATCGTTGGTGAAACCGGCGTGTGGGCTGTGTGCATCTGCACCATATTTAACAATTACAAGGAGGACGATAACGAAGACGATGAACGCAAAGAACGCAAAGATGGCTGAATTGTCAGCGCGTCACAAAATAACGCTCGACTGTATCAGTAAATTGATTCAGTCCGCGACTTTTTATCCGTCGCGGAATTGGGATGACCTGTACAGGCGAACCGAACGGCTCCGTGACTTGCTTCTCATCGCTTACGATGAAGCGGAAGAGATGGAAGTGTACGCGCTGGCAGAAGAGACAAAAGGAAACGCGCCGGAACCTACGGCAATAGGAACCAGCGCAGAGAAAAATAAAACTCATGTAAAGCATACACCCGCGAAGAAAACATCGTCAAGCAATCCGGACTTAAAGATGGTCGTTGCTGGTATGTTGAAAGATGGCATGTCGGTCAAGGCGATATCAGAAAAGACAGGCGCCAATATCTCGAGGATCTACAAGATAAAGAACGAGGTGATGTGATGGCGGAAGCGATTATGCACCTTGATTTGGAAGAGTACCAGATAAGCATTGCGAACGAAGCAAAGTTAGACGCCATCCGGGAGATTCTGCAAGATATAACGCTGTCAAAAGAATCGAGGATATGGCAAGTTTGCTACTTGCTCGGATTAGATGCGTGGGCGATTGGTTTTGAAGACGCCGCTGAAAGAAGGTGAGGCATAGCATGGCAGTACAAGAACAACGGAATCCTATTTGTCCCATGAAAAGGGAATTTTGCTGTTTCAGAAAATCGTTTCCCCTCGCCAAAGGTCAAAGCGTTTTTAGATGCTCGCTGCTGACAAGTACTAGCGGATATGGGGAGGATCATCCTTGTCCATTTCGAAAACTCAGACCCGGCGATTTGCCGGAAGTGATGAAATCAGAAGCAGAAAGGAAAAAACAGAAAGCATGAATTATGACGAAATAAAAGCGGTCCGCAGATCTGCATTGTGGGAGATCCGAAAGAGCCCCGCCCATTATCACTACATGGTTACGCATCCGGAAGAGCAGACGCCGGCGCTCACGTTCGGGATCGCTGCACACAAGTACATTCTGGAACCTGATGACTTTTGGAATGATTACGCGCTCGCGCCTGACGTGGATCGAAGAACGAAGGTCGGAAAAGAAACATGGGCGCAGTTCCTGGCAGATTCTGAGGGCAAGACGCCGATCACAAATTCAGATCTGGAAACGATCGCCGCTATGAACGCCGCAATCATAGACAACGAAACCGCGAGAAGGTTGCTGAAAACCGGAACGCATGAAGTCCCGATCGAGTGGATCGACAGCGAAACTGCAGAGCCCTGCAAGTGTCGCCCGGACTGTCTGACGGAGTTCAATGGCAAGAAGTACATCGTTGATTACAAGACCACGACAAGCTGTGAGGACGGTGCTTTTGAGCGGTCATGCCGGTATTACGGCTACAAACTGCAGGCGGCGATGTACACAGAGGGCATTTTCTGCAGCTCGTTTGAACAACGCGAGTTCGCTTTTGTGGCGCAGGAAAAGAATCCGCCCTACGCGGTGCGGGTGTACTTCTGTGATAAGGGATTTGTCGAAGAGGGGACTGAGATCTTCCGGGACCTCATGGCGATCTATCACAAATGCAATGCATCCGGCATCTGGCCCGGCTACGAAGATAAGGAGTTATTAGGCGATGAATGAAAAAACACACTGGAAGAAACTGAATAATCCGGATTATCTCGGATCTTATGCGTTCCAACCGGGCGAAGAAAAGACGGTAACCATTAAAGAAGTGAAGAGAGAAATGGTATTCAATCCGTCCAACAATGGCAAAGAGGAATGCACGGTTGCATATTTTGTCGAAGACGTGAAGCCGCTGATCCTGAACACGACCAACTGCAAAGCGATCGCGAAGGTATGGGGAACTCCATACATCGAAGACTGGGCCGGGCATAAGATCACGCTAAAGGTGAAGAAGATCTCTGCCTTCGGGGAGATGGTCGATGCGGTCCGCGTCTCGAATGAGCGGCCTACGAATGAAGCTATAATCTGCGAGATCTGCAAGAAGCCGATTCAGCCCGCACAGGGTAAGACGGCTCAGGCAATCGCAGCAGCAACAAAAATTAAATATGGTAAATCAATTTGCATCGAATGCGCAAAAAGGGAGGTAAATAATTAATGGCTGAACAGTTCAATCTTAACAATCTGACACTCGATGATAATACTTTTGAGGCTATCCCGGATGGGGACTATCATTTCACAGTCGCATCTCATGAGATCCAGTACTCCACATCTGAAAAGCTCCCGCCGAATACGCAGACAGTTGTTTGTCATCTCGAAATTCCCTTCATGAAGGACGGCGAACTGAAAACCGCAAAGGTTAGGAATAACCTGAACATCTACAGTAAAGCCCTGTTCGCAGTCAGACAGTTTGTCGAATGCATCGGAATGGCTCCGGAAAAGGGAAAGGTTAATCTTGATCTTGAAAAAATGGACGGCCTGACCGGCGTTTGTGCGATCACGACCCGTGAGAGCTCGAACGGCAACGAATACAATCAGGTGCAGACTTTCTATCCGCCTTCAAAAGTCCCCGCAACTACGGCCAATGACGAAGCATGGGAAAAGAACGACGGCTTTATTGATCTTCCGGACGGAGATATTCCGGTTTGATCTTAAGACCATACCAAGAAGAAGCAATCCGCGCCATTCGTGAGCATTGGACCGAATGGCAGCGGGAATTGCTGGTACTTCCGACCGGATGCGGGAAGACTGTTGTTTTTAATACAGTAGCGTATGAGCAACCGGGCAGAACACTGATTCTTGCACACAGAGAAGAACTGATCGAACAGGCACGCAACAAGTTTTTTAATATGTTCGGCGTAATGCCGGGCAAGATTAAATCATCTGAAAATGATATCAAGCGTGTCACGGTTGGATCTATACAGACAATGAGCAGGCGCGATTATACCGGGATGTTTGACACGATAATCATTGACGAAGCTCATCACGCAATATCGGATTCATATCAGACGCTTCTAAAACAGTTGCCGGATGCGAAAGTCTTAGGTGTTACTGCAACTCCGGATCGGGGGGACAAGCGTAGCCTGGCTGAATATTTTGACGGCATCGCTTACGAGTATGGACTAAAGCAGGCTATTAAAGACGGTTACTTATGCGAGATTACTGCACGGACTGTGCCGCTGAATATTGATCTGACTAATGTCAAAGTATCGCTCGGCGATTTCGAGGTCGGAAGCATCGCGGCGGCACTTGAACCGTATCTGCCACAAATCGCAAAGGCTATATCAATCTATGCATCGGCAAGAAAAACCGTTGTATTTTGTCCGCTTATCAGCATCGCGCAGGAACTTGCAAGTTTGATTCCGGGCGCGAGAGAGGTAAACGGTGGAAGTCAGGACAGAAAGGAAACGCTTGAATGGTTCGATAAGGCAGGTCCGGGCGCGGTACTCTGTAACGCGATGTTATTGACAGAAGGTTGGGATTGTCCATCCTGTGACTGCGTTGTCGTACTCAGACCGACAAAAGTCAGATCTCTGTACTGTCAGATGATCGGACGCGGGACGCGGCTGTTTCCGGGAAAAGAGAATCTGCTGATTCTGGACTTCTTATGGTTATGCATGAAGCACAACCTGTGCAGACCGGCTTCACTGGCTTCGGATGTTCTGGAAGATATTGAACGTGTCACACAAGAATCTCAAAATGATGAGATTGATTTGTTCGGTGCTATTTCGGACGCAGAAGAGGCAAGACGAACAAAGCTTGCAGAAGAACTTGAGAGGCAATCAAGAAAGAAAGCGCAGTTGATAGACCCGCTCGAAGTCTTCTCGATTCTGGATGATATCGGGCTTGCGGATTACGAACCGACATTCAAATGGGAGGAAGCTGAAGCATCTGCAAAACAGGTTGAAGCACTGAAGAATTTCGGCATTGATGCAGAAGGGATTCAAAAGGGCTACGCCTGTCAGATACTCGACAAACTGATTTCAAGAGCAGACAACAACCTTGCGACAATCAAACAAGTCCGGGTGCTGAAGCGTTTCGGTTATGATCCCGTTGACTGGAGCTTCGAACAGGCAAGCAAGAAGATTTCCGCACTGTCTGCGGTCGGTTGGAAGAGGTGGAAACTGTATGATTGATTATGAATTATTAAATGCAATTCCGCCAGATTGCAGTTATGACGAATGGTTAAAGGTCGGCATGGCCCTGAAACACGAAGGCGCGACCTGTGATGTTTGGGACCGCTGGAGCAGTGGCGGTTCCAAATACAAGCATGGCGAATGTGAAAGCAAATGGAAATCATTCAAGCGCGATGAAGTAACCGGAGGAACATTGTTTCATATTGCCATGCAGTACGGCTATGAGCCAAAACGAACAGAAGAACAATACGACATACACAACTTGTTGCTCGAAGAAAATATCATTGATCCGTCATTTGTAAGCACGGAACGAATCCCGCAAGTCCCCGCAAATTATGATCCGAAAGGAGAAATGATAGAGTACTTTCGGACGTTATTTCAAGATGATGAATTTGTCGGATATTGCTTAATCTTTTATCAGGATAAGGACGGAGATTACAAACCGGCACAAACTCAGTGTAGACGGACGGCGGGCGATATTATCAACAAGTTACGCACCAGTTCCATTGAAAACGCAATCGGAACAACAGACCCGCAAGCGGGGGCGTATGTCCGGTTTAATCCGCTTGACGGCAAGGGCGAAAACAATATCAACGTAACCAGGTGGAAACATTGCTTGATTGAGTCGGATACTGACAGCATTGAAAAACAGTACGCCATGTTTAAGGCGATGAATCTTCCGATTACATTCTTGATTCATTCAGGCGGAAAAAGCCTGCACGCCATTGTAAAAGTTGACGCTGAAAACGCGCAACAATATCGGCAAAGAGTCCGCGAGTTATACGAGTTCTGCAAGAAGTCAGGCCTGACACCAGACGAACAGGACAAGAATGAAAGCAGATTCAGTCGCCTTCCGGGCGTAAAACGTGGCGATAACTGGCAATACATCATTGAACGGAATATCGGAGCCGAATCCTATGACGCATGGATTGAGTGGCGTCAGAATCAGGCCGATGATCTGCCTCCGGATACGTGTCTTGCAGATGTCTGGGATAATATGCCGCCACTAAAGGACGAACTAATTCCCGGCGTCTTAAGAGTAGGCCACAAGATGTTATTGGCGGGTCCAAGTAAAGCCGGTAAATCATTCTTATTGATTAATCTGGTGATTTCCATTGCGGAAGGCATTGATTGGCTGGGCATGGCCTGCAAACAGGGACGGGTCTGCTATGTGAATCTTGAACTTGATGCCGCATCGTGCTTCGACCGATTCAAAACGATTTATAACAAACGGCATCTGAAACCAAAGCACCTGAAGAATATTGACATCTGGAATTTAAGAGGAAGAGCCGCACCAATGAACAGACTGGCTCCAATCTTGATAAACCGTTTCAAAAACAAGAACTATCTGGCTATCATCATTGATCCGATTTACAAAGTCATAACCGGAGATGAAAACAATGCGACAGAGATGAGCGAGTTTTGTTCGTATTTCGATCAGGTCGCGACAGAGATGAGCGTGTCGGTTATCTATTGCCACCATCACAGCAAAGGCGCGGGCGGAAAGTACGCGAACGCCGCTGACCGGTCTTCAGGATCTGGAGTGTTCGCAAGAGACCCGGATGCTATTCTCGACCTTCGGGAGCTTAATGTTGACGGACTGATGGACAAATACAAAGCACAACATCACGATTCGGCTGAAATTTTGACGGGGTGGGAGCTGAACGGAACACTTCGAGAGTTTGCACCGATGCAGACGCGGCGGATCTGGTTTGATTATCCGGTTCATGTGCCGGACGATCAGAACTTCCTTGCGGTTGCAAATTACAGCGATTCAGGTGCTTCCGGGCGCGGGATCGGTGAAGGCCAGAAAGAAAAATCGGATTGGTTCGGGGTTGTGGCTGAGTTGCTTGAATGCGTTTCGGCGATGGGCGACACGGCAGTGACGCTGGAACAGATCGGCATCAAAGAAGGCAACGCGAAAAGCAAATTCACAAAAGAAACTGATTACGAAATCGCAACGGTCAATAATGAAAAGATTGTACACAAACGAAGCGAAAACGTAATTGTCTACATGGGAAAGAAATACGAACGGAAGAAAAGCGGAAACATAAGCAAATGGGAGCCGGTAGCCGGTTGAAAAACCTTATATAGGAAAAATTACTACCGGAAACACCCATCAGTTAATACGTGTTACCCCCTGCGGGGATTGAACTTCCCCGCGTGGGTGACCCGGATTAACAGATTGAATTGGCGCGAGAAAAAAATGACAGAAACATCCGAACAAAAACAATTAATCCAGTGGTGCAGGACAGACCCGCGAATGCAGTTCCTGTTCCATATCCCGAACGAAACAGTAGGTGGTCAAAAGTGGGTTATCCGCAACAGGCAGTTAGGTGCTAAGAGTGGAGTTCCTGACTTAATGCTTCCGATACCGGCAAAAGGTTATCACGGACTTTTTATCGAGATGAAGACGAAGACCGGGCGGATCGCCGAATCGCAGAAGCGATGGCTTAAGGCACTGAACGAACTTGGTTATCTTGCCGTTGTTGCGCGAGGTTGGGAAGAGGCGCGGGATATCCTTCTGGAGTATCTGGAGGACCTGACATGACTGAAGAACTGAAACAGTATTACAACAAAATTAACACCCTGTGGCAATCCGCGAAGGCAAACAGCGAACCCGCAAAGCTCGCTATCGACCTTGCCGGGCTGGTGTACAAATATTACGACACCACAGACATATCAGACCCGACATGGTTGCGGTTCGCCGGTGACATCCAGCAGATAGGGGACGCGCATCCGGCGGAGCGGTCGCAGATGTTTCTTAGTGAGATTGCTCACAGCTTGATGCAGATGATTTGCAAAAAGGGGAGGGGAAAAGAATGAGTGTTGCGCCGTGCAAGGATTGTCAGGACCGGGAACCGGGCTGTCATTCGCACTGCATCGCTTACAAGCGTTGGAAGGCGGAACAGCAGAAGGAAGCAAGGGAATACGAAGAGGATAGGAAAGCACTGACGCATCTGGAAGGATGGATGCGTTATCAACAGCAAGGGAGGACATTAAAAAAATGAGAGTAAAGTTAGACGCCGGCGCATATATGCCGGAGCGGGCGCATATTTTAGATGCCGGATTTGATATCAAGACGCCGGTTTCTATCACAGTCCCGCCGTACATGGCAAGCGAAGGACCGGGTAAGGCTATCATTAACACCGGCGTCCATGTCGAGATACCGAAAGGTTATGTCGGGATGCTGAAGAGCAAGTCCGGCCTTAACGTTAAACATCATCTGATTGGTGAAGGGGTGATAGATGCCGGTTATGTAGGGGCTATCACGGTGAAGCTGTACAACATGAGCGCGGAAGAGTGGCACTTCGAACCGGGTGACAAAATTATTCAGTTGGTTGTCATGCCGATATTCACGCCGGAGCTGGAACAGGTAGACGAACTGGCGGAGACGGAAAGAGGTTCGAACGGGTTCGGGAGCACGGGGGCGTAATGAAGTTAAAAAACCAGCAACTCAGCTTTTCGGATGTCAATGATGAGTACAAACGTTTTGTTGATAAGTTTAAGCCAAAGAAGACAACGGACGACTGTTACACGCCGGATAATGTTTATAATGCGGTGCTTGACTGGGTTGTGCATGAATACGGGATTGATAGGAGCAAGGTTGTGCGCCCGTTCTGGCCCGGCGGAGATTATGAAAGATACGATTACCCTGAAGGGTGTACGGTTGTGGATAATCCACCATTTTCAATTATCAGCAAGATATGCCGGGACTATCAGGAGAACGGGATAAAGTTTTTTCTGTTCGCTCCGTATCTGACGAACTTCAGTTGCCAGACACGCGGCACAACTCACATCATAACGGATATAGATGTTCTGTACGAGAACGGCGCAACGGTCAACACGGCATTCCTGACGAATCTGGATGAATATGAAATCAGAACCGCGCCTTCACTTCGCGAGATGATATTTAAGGCGGACAGGAAAAACAGACGCGATGCTAAGCGCGAGTTGCCGAAATACAGCTATCCCGCCGAAGTAGTTACGGCGACCATGATTGGGTATTTATCCAAGTACGGCATAGACTTCAGACTGAAACCTGACGAATGCCATTTTATACGGCAACTGGAAAGCCAGAAGCCTTCAGGCAAAGCTTTATTCGGAAGCGGTTATCTGATATCACACAAAGCCGCCGCAGAGAAAGCCGCCGCAGAGAAAGCCGCCGCCCATGTCTGGGAGTTATCGGACAGCGAACGGCAAATAATCGACCGGCTCGGTTCAAATAGTGAATATTGGAGTTTTAACCCTTATCAGGAGTAAAGCAATGAGCAAGCCAGACCAACTGAATGATGCTCGACTCGATGCAATGAGATACGCAGTTGAACAAATCAAAAAAACAAGTCTTGAAGAGTTTGAAAAGGAATTACGTTGGAGAGGTGCGTACAGGATCGGCGCGGGCGTTTCTGCACAGCAGATGAAGAAGTGGATGTATGACAGTGAAAAAATATTATATCCGAAAATGTACGGAGCTTTATTCACAGCATTGCACGATCAATATGGTTTTGGACGGAAAAGATTGAATGTCCTCAATGAGAGATGTTGTGGAAAGATTGAGTTCCTGATTGAGAATCCTCAGGAATGGGAGAACTTCGAAAAGGAACTTGAAAAAATCTTACATGAACCTCTCGAAATGAAATTAGTTAATGCACCAAAATAACAGGCAACATCGCACCGCACTGCGCTTATCACAATTAAATATAACTGACACTACTCAGTATGCGACAAGTAACTTATCAACATGGTTTGCTCCGGGTTCTCGGTGCGGCGGGGACTCGGAGGGAAGGAGGGACGGACATGGGACGATTACATCTGATTAAGGAGAACAGTTATCAGTTAGAACATTGGGATATTCTTGAAGAAGATATTGATTATATCTGTGCTATGTATAAGGGGAAAGTAAACCAGATATATACAAGAGACGTTATACAGACGGACTCAATCACGGAATTATTACATAAGCTTCAAGACGGGGAATATGACCCAGAATGTCTTGTCGATAAATGGCAATGGTATGCAATGTTTGGGCGTATTGACAGTAAGCGCAGATTAAGACAGGAAGCATATCCGCACCATAGAGAATTGCATGTACTTGCTGGTTTCATTCCTCAGGTTTGCGATTTCATGATTGAAACAAACAATTACGACTGTAAATGGAGCCTGTGCTATGTCGCTGAGTTATGGGTCGCACTAAATGAAAGCATTATAGTAAAGGTCGGCGGATTTGAGGAAGCTATGTGTCGCGCACGGGACAGATATATCATTGATAATCATCTGTGTTTCGAGGTGGACGCATGAAGGACATCAAAGAAGCAGTCGGTTCCAGAAAGATACTGACAGCACAGCAGGTTAAAAAGCTCCCGCCCGGCTCGGTCGTGTGGCTCCATTACTACGACAAGGGCGGACAGCACGCCATGACAAAGTTTTACGTGGTGGACAGCTACAAGCGCAAAGAACTTGCGACAGACCCGGACCACTACGGCAACAAGATAATTAAGCGCATCGAAGACAAGCCGGGCGAATGTTACACAGTGGAGGCGAAGCGTGGACGGTAAGGTCTACAAGGTACACTATGACGCACAGCATCCGGAACGCTCGCACGTCACGGAATACACCGTCAAGCGGGAACTCGTTCAGGTCGGCGGAGAGAACTGGTTTCAGACCGGCTGGCACGACCTGGACGACCCGCATGAGAGGATGTTTCGAACCAGAGAAGAAGCGGATTCGTGCCTGCGTGAATTGATGGAGGGGAAATGACACGGGAAGAACTTATTGACCATCTGGAGCACTTAGCGGAATACGTCAAGTATAGCGAGGACGCGCCGGCACTCAGGGAGGTTGTCGAGATGCTGAAGTGTTCGGGGAATCCGAACAGTTCAGACACAATCTACAGACAGGCGGCGATTGATGAGCTTACTGAGTATGGATCTGGAAATGATATCTACATGAGCGTTGGGGAGTTAAAAAGACGGATTGAAGCACTGCCACCCGCACAACAAGACCATAGTGCTGATGTAAGCAAAATGGTTAATGGGGATGTTGTTAGCAGACGCGAGGCGATTAATGGAAAAATATCAATACAACGCACGAATGGCGTAGAGATGTATTCCGATGAAGCTGTGCCAGTTGAATATCTGAAAGCCTTGCCACCCGCACAGCCAGAAAGCATTAAATGCAAAGACTGTGGGTATGCAGAAGAACGCGGATGTGCATTGTTTTGCGGCTTCTGGACGAGGTACACAGCACATAAAGGCTATTGCTTCAAGGCAGAAAGGCGGGAAGATGGCTGAAATTGATGAATGTGTAGAATGCATCTTCAGGATAGACATGGAAGGACTTAGTGACGGAACAACAGTTGTTTTTAAGGGAAGATATACTGGCGAGAAGATAATCAGGTGCAAAGACTGCAAGCACTATTATTACGCTGACAACCGTATCCCACAAGAACAGCGGTATTCATGTGACTTAGATGGTGACAGATGGAGTCCTGATAGTTATTGCAGTTTTGCGGAAAGGCGGGAAGAATAATGCTGATGTTAACGCTTGACGATGCGGTTAATGTGGTAAAACGCCTCATATTAGATGAGGTAAGTGATGATGAAATAATTCGTCAGGAATTAGAGCAGAAATGTTGGATTCCGCCTAAAACAGAAAACGCCGCTAAAAGGTTGAATGACCTGATATTTGATATCAACCCTGCTGAAATATGCAGTCAGATAGAGTCAGACAATCTGAAAACGTGGTGTAGCGCAGTACAGACAGAGATGAAAATGGCAATGACTCGTTTGCCGTGTTGGGCGGAAAGGCGGGAAGAATGAGCGCAATCGAATGCGGATGGCTTTCGCCTTCGGGAGAATTTATCTCATGTGAACCATATGAGCATATGGCAGTAGCACAGGAATTGGTTGCGAATAAAGTGCCGTACAGCGTTGCCGATGATTACCTTCTGGATCACGGATGGGTAAAGATTTATGGAAACTCATTCTGCGTTCATAAATGGCTTATTGATTGGAGGGGATTTTTGTCAGAACCACAGAAATCGTTTTTACGACCTATATTCGAGGATACTCAGAACGATATATACGCATATTGCAGATGTTGTTGGGAGGATGAAAATGGGCGAACTTAAACCATGTCCGTTTTGCGGGAGCGATAAAGCACCTGAGTTATCAAGTATCTGGGATTGCGAAATGTGTGCAAATTTTGAAGAGGAGGATTGCCCTGAATGTTATGAAGAACTAGGCTCTAGCGAATGTATGCATATCGTTGTTTGTGATGTGAATCGGGGAGGATGTGGGGCATCAACGGGATGGCATCTTAATGCTGATGATGCTATTCAGGCATGGAACAGGAGGGCGAAGGATGAATGATCTGGAGCTGAAGCCCTGCCCGTTTTGCGGCGGAAGGCCCACTTACAACTATGATGCGAGCATGGAGCCGGTCGGCGTGTATTGTGTTAAGTGCCACGCGAGCATCAGATTCGTGCGCATCAGGGTAAAAGGGGATCATGAACCGTTCATCGTTGCACTGGAGAAGATAGCGGAAGCATGGAACAGGAGGGTGAATGATGAAGGCGTATATGGCGAGTGATCGCAACGGGGATGAAGGCATAACGCTTGTTGTATTTGCCGAGTCGGCAGGAAAAGCAAAAGCGTATGTTGCTAAAGGCGATAGCTTTTGCGATTACGGATTTACGGGTATAAGAGTGAAGCGGTGTAAAGCACTCGATCAGTTTTATAAGGGCAGGTCAGAAATGGATTGGCTTGATATGGATGACCGCGTTGCGATGGTGCGTTATGCAGGCTTTAGTTGCTCAACAGAGTTAAGTGATTACGAGTGCCATTGTGAAATCTGCACAGCAAGAAAATGGTGCGGTCGGTATGATTCAATGATGGAGGGCGAAGGATGAGCAGACTGATTGATGCGGACGCACTGATGCCGAAGCTGAAATTTATTCAAGAAGCTGAACATCAAATATACGGCAAAGAATCGTGGGGATTTGCGAGTAAGTGCATACGTGAAGTGCAGGACGCACAAACCATCGAAGAGCGGAAGTCGGGAAAATGGGAGATATATGTCATATCACCATTCGATGGCGAAGGATGCCGATGCTCTGAATGTAACTATGAGGGAGCGCCATATTGGGATTTCTGTCCAAACTGCGGTGCGGATATGAGAGGATGAAACGATGACAAGGAAAGAAGCTAGAGAATACATTATTAAACACTGTAACCCACATCGAGATACTGGCACTCAGTGGGATGATGCTATGGAGTGTGCGATCAAAGCACTTGGAGAGCCAGAGCGGAAGAAGGGGAAGTCGATTGTAAAAAGCACAGGCGATAGAAGTTATTGGGTGTGTGACCAATGCGGGACAGAGATTAAATACACTGATAATTTTTGCCGTCATTGTGGGGCTGATTTACGAGGTGAGCTGAAATGACGAAATGCTGTTGTAACTGCCTGCACAACATCCGCACAGGCGAACCGGCAAGCAAAGTTTGCCACTGTGATATAGACGGGCATTACATCGGGTATGTCGCGTGTTTCGAGGACTGTTGCGATGACTGGAAGACGGACGCGCCGAAATGGGCGAAAGAGTCTACAAAATGAAGTCACTTAAAGTCACTTAGAAGTCAAACGGGAGGAAAAGGAATGCTGAAGATATTATTCCCGGCTTGCATGGTATTCGGTGCGGTCGGCAGTCTGGTTGTCAACATCGTGGAACACGGTGAAGGCCCGGTCAGCTTGCAGTGGATTGGCGCGGCGTTGCTGTACACGGCGTTGTTATTCAGGAATATGGGATAAGCAAAATGATTATTGTGGGAGTTATCAGCTTTTTAGCGGGCGGGGTGTTCGGAGTGTTTCTTATGGCTCTGCTGATTGCAAACGGGGAAGGGTGATGCTGTTGATTACTTTTATGGTGGGGCTAATGTTCGGTGTGGGCATTGGGGCGGTGGTTGGCTATGTTAACGGCTATGACGCGGGGATATGGTATGAGCGGAGACGGAGGCGTAAATGACGGAATCAAACAGACGGAAGAAGAAATACTTGCTGTCATATTGGGCGGCGCGGAACCTGATTCGCAACTACGATTACCAGCTTGCAGAGTTGCGCGCTGAGTATGCGTCAGCAAAGTCGCAGAACCTTGACGGTATGCCGCACGCACACAATGCCACGCACGACCTGTCAGACTATGCCGCCCGCATCGACAAGCTGTACACACGGATAAACAAAGCAAAGTCCCGGTGCGTTGCACTGCGGGATGAGATCACTCAGCGCATCGAAGAGATGGACAGCAATACGGAAAAGGATATTCTGTATAATCGGTATATCAACGGTTATCGGTTTTCGGATATTGCGGATATGCTTCACTATACGGAACGCCATACACTCCGCTTACATGGTGATGCACTTACGCATTTCAAGTATTAAAACCCATATCCCGCATTAACTAATCATGTCATGTTATGTCATGTAATGTCTGTGTTATAGTTATACTGCCAAAGGTTGCAAGGGAAGATATTGTCTGACTTCATGGTTGAACACCTCCTTCATTAGGACATCGGTCATTAAGGCCGGTGTCCTTTTGTTTGCACCTGATGGCACAGAGTAGCAAGCACAGAGCGAGAAGAAGCGCGGAAGAAGAGCGAGAGAAGGACAGGACAGTGATCTACCGTAGGTGCGGACGCTGTGGAAAAAGAATAGAAGCGGGAACAACGTGTCCGTGCCAGAAGGAACGCCGGAACACTTCGAACAGAACTGACGGAGTGCGCAAGGAATATCGCACGTATAAATGGTTATTAGCCCGTGAACAATGCTTTAACACATATGACCATGTCGATATTTATGCATTATTTCGGCATAATCAGGTTTTACCGGCGACCGTTATACATCACATCACGGAGGCACTGGACGCACCGCAACTCTTCTACGACCCGGCGAACCACATCCCCGTTTCCGTAGCGTCCCACAAAGAGATTCACGACCGCTATAAGTCCGAAGACATCGAAGCGGTCCGGGCTGAACTCCGCTCGTACTGCAAAAAGTACCGCGAGGACGCAGAAAAAAGTCTCTGAAGACCCGGAGGGGGTATTAAAAAAGTTTATTTTCGGTTCGACTCGACCGCTAGCCCTCCTTTTTGTGCGTGAATTTGTAAAAAAAGTTGAATTGAGGTGTGAACTATGGGAAGAACTCGCAAGCTGTTGGCGAACTCTTCAGGCGATTTGACAACAGCGAGAAAACAGCAGAAAGAGGCAGAAGAAAGAGCAATTTCGGACTGGCGAGATAATGAACTTGACGAAATCCCGACAGAATTGATTGATGAGAAAGCCGTTGAGACATGGAACCGACTCTTGCCCGACCTTCGCCGGTATCTGATGGCGAACAACCTTGATAGGGATAACCTAATCAGTTATTGCAATGCCTGGTCACAATATTGCAAGGCCATTAAGAAGTTGAAGCAAAATCCGAACGATGCCGAATATCAGCTAACCGTAATGAAAAAGGTTGCTGTGGCATCGGATGAACAACGGAAATATGGCAGTCGTTTAGGCATGGATATTTCTTCACGGCTTAAGTTTGCAAGCCAGATAGTGAAGAAAGAGGATGACGAACTGCGGGAAGAGTTCGGAGATTTCTTCGAATGATTCTCAACGATATAGAGTTATACGCCCGCAAGTGTATCTCAGGGGAAATAATCAGTTGTCAAAAACATAAATGGGCGTGTGAGCGGTTTTTGCGGGACCTGAAGCGATACCAGACGGACCCGGAATATCCTTATGAATGGGACGAAAAAAAGGCGTCTGAAATCGTCAAATGGTTCCACTTACTCCGTCACAGAACCGGCGTGCTTGCAGGCCAGCCGATAGACTTGACGGATTGGCAGAAGTTTCGCCATTGTCAGCTTTATGGATGGCGGCGGAAGGATGACGGACGGAAGCGGTTCACAAAGTCGTTCACGGAAGTCGCACGAAAGAATGGCAAGTCTCAGGAAGAGGCCGGAATTGCACTTTTTGAAATCGGCGTTGAGTCGAACCGGCACGGCGAAATATACGAGTATTACACGGCAGGCGTTAAGAAAGACCAGTCCCGGAAAGTTTTTGACGAAGCACGGTATATGTTGAACGGTTCGCCGTTGAAACGTCACTTCAGGGTGACACGCAACGAAATTTCGAGCATGAAAAACGGCTCCTATATCAAAATGTTGTCTAAAGACGACAGCAAGAACGGGGACGGCTCAAACCCGGCCGGAATGATTCTGGATGAATATCATGAGCATCCGAACACGGATTACTATGATTTATTCATGGGTTCTAACTCGAAAGAATCGTTGTTGATGATTATCACAACGGCGGGTCGTAACCTGACATACCCGGCATATACACAGGAGTATAAGCTGTGTGCGAAGATTTTGAATCCGGACATAGATTTCGAAGATGACACCTATTTGGTGGACATCTGTGAACTAGACCCGGAAGATTACGCCAACTTAGACCGCTTGGATGATGAAAAACTATGGTATAAGGCCAACCCTATACGAATGAGCTATAAAGAAGGCCGGGAGAAGATTCGGGACGCCTACAAGATTGCGAAGGAAGTCCCTGAGAAGATGACCGGCTTCCTCACAAAAATGATGGATGTCTGGGTCCAAGCCAAAGACGGCGGTTATATGGATATGGCGAAATGGAAGGCGTGCGAGGTTGAAGAAGTCTCTATAGACACAACCGGCGCGCCTGTTTATGTGGGCTTCGATATGTCGAGCAAAATCGACTTAACTTCCGTAGCCTTCATCATTCCTTATCAAACGGGCGACCATGATGACATGGGGAACCCGGTTGTTAAATATATACTTTACACACACAGCTTTATTCCAAACCGGGAAAAACTTGTTGAACGCACAAGACTCGACCATTTTGACTATGAAATGTGTGAGCGACTTGGATATCTCGAAGTCACCGACACGCAGATTGTGGACCAATCGCGGGTTATGAAGTACGTGCTTGACACCTGTCACGAACACAACTGGAAGATTCAAACGCTATGCTTCGACCCCGCAAACGCATCAAAAATAATGATGGATTTGAGTAATGAAGGCTACGAGGTTGAAGAAGTTTTTCAATCTCATAAATCATTAAACGAATCCACACAGGGATTCAGGGAACAAGTTTATTGTGGAAACATCGAGTATCTGTATAACCCGCTTTTGAATTTTGCTATGTCGAATGCCGTGGTTCGGCGCAACAACGGATTAATCAAAATCGACAAAGACGCCACCATTCAGAGAATCGACCCGGTTGACGCAACACTGTGCGCTTACAAATTGGCGATGTATCACGAATTTGGTGATGATTATGACGAGTACCTAACAAAATTTATAGAGGACTTACAAAATGGGAATTTTTAAGAACATTCGAAGCGCGTTCCGTGCGCTGGTTGGTGCGGAGACGGCTACGCTCGATGACCCGAAGCTCTTAGAGTGGTTGGGTATTGATGCTTCTGGGAGCCGCAAGGCTATTAACGAAGCAACATACTTTACTTGCCTCAAGATGCTTTCGGAGACAATGGGCAAGTTGCCGTTGAAGTTTTATCAGCAGACGGAACGGGGCCGCATCCGTGCAGAGCCGTCAGAGGCGGCGCGGATACTGATGACAAGACCGAATCAATTTATGACGCCCGCGACCTTCTGGACGACTGTAGAGTTTAACTGCGAACACTACGGAAACGCTTATGTGTGGATTCAGACACGATACCGAAAATCTGGCAAATATGGTGGGGAGTATGTGCCGGTTGCCTACTGGCCTATGCCGACTAAGGATGTCACCGTGCTGATTGATGACGCGGGCATCTTCGGGAACGTGGGGCGCATCTATTACCGTTATGCGGATGCGCGGTCAGGGGAGACGCGTGTTTTCCGGGATGACGCCGTGATGCATTTCAAAACATGGATGAGCATTGACGGCATCTTGGGCAAGTCGGTGCGGGAAATCCTCGCGGAGACTGTAGACAGCGCGGCTGAGTCGCAGAAATACCTCAACACGCTGTATAAGTCGGGGCTGTCCGCTTCTATGGCGTTGCAGTACACAGGGGAGATTGATAAAGCAAAGCGTATAGCCTTGCAGAATGAATATAACAGTATGTTGAGCGGCGCAAAGAACGCTGGAAAGGTTGTGGCCGTCCCGCTTGGGTTCCAGCTTCAGCCAATTAAGATGTCATTGGCAGACGCGCAGTTTATCGACCTACGGAAATACACCGCGCTTCAGATTGCGGCGGCATTCGGCATCAAACCGAACCAATTGAACGATTACGAAAAGTCGAGCTATTCAAATAGCGAGATGCAACAGTTGTCTTTCTTGGTTGATACGATGCTGTACCGCCTCGCGCAGTATGAACAGGAAATTAACTATAAGGTTTTGTCAAAAAAAGAAGTCCTCGCAGGCTTCTTTTTTAAGTTTAACGAAAAAGCCATTCTACGCACCGACACGAAGACGCAGATGGACGCAATCAGAACAGGCGTCAACAACGCCCTGTACACGCCGAACGAAGGCCGCGAACTACTCGACCGGCCTGCCATTGATGGCGGTGATGTCCTGATGTGCAACGGGAATTATATTCCCGTTACAGATGTCGGTAAACAGTGGCAGAAAGGAGGGAACGGAGCTAATGGCGGAGATTAATATTTGCGGCGACATTATCAGTAATGATGATAAATGGTTTTACGACTGGTTGGAATGGGATTCCACGTGTCCGAATGACATTGCCAGCGCAATCAAAGCCAAACCGGACGGAGAACGCTTAACAGTCCTGATTAATTCGGGCGGCGGCTCGGTTTTTGCTGGTAGTGAGATTTACTCATTACTTCACGGACGCGATGATGTCGATATCGTTATCCAGTCCCTTGCCGGTTCTGCCGCGTCTGTCATAGCAATGGCAAATCATTCAGAGATTAGTTCAGTGGCTATGATTATGATTCACAATGTCTCAATGTTCGGCGCGGCGGGTGATTACCATGATATGCAAAAAAACGCCGAAATCCTTAAGCGGATGAACGAAGCACTCGCGGCGGCTTATGTCGAGAAGACAGGCAAGACCGAAGATGAAATTCTGAAGCTTATGGACCGTGAGACATGGCTGACAGCTAATCAGGCGGTCGAGATGGGTTTCGTGGACGCTCTTACAGAGTCCGCGCCGGTCATGGTTGCAGGCGTCTCAGGCATGAGACTTACGGATGAAATCCGGAAAAAGGTTCTTGCCGAAAAAGCAGAAGCCGACCGGATTGAGTCGGAAAAACAGGAACTCTTAAAAGATATAGATTCTTATGGAATCTAACTCTTATGGAATCTAAGAAAGGAAAAAGACATGAATAAAAAACTCAGAGAACTTCTCGATGAGATTAACGGCCTCAAAACTCAGGTCATCAACCTCACAGAACAGGGAAAGCTTGAAGAAGCAAAGGAAGCAAAGAAGAACCTTCAGGACAAGCAGGCCGCTTTCGACCTCATGAAGGATGTTATGGACCCGAACGGGGACGGAACAGTTGAGCCGGAAGGAAAGCCGCTTGAAGACAAAAAGGATGCTATCCACGAGTTCGCGCAGGCCGCCCGCAGAGGTTTCCGCAACATGAACAATGAAGGGACACCGGCAGACGGCGGTTACACTGTTCCGGAAGACATCCAGACAAGAATCAATAAATACCGCGAAGCAAACTTCAGTCTTCAGTCTCTCGTATCTACGGAGTCTGTTGGAACGATGTCCGGACGCAGAACATACCAGACTCGTAGCAATCACACAGGTTTTGCAAAGGTTGCTGAAGCCGGAAAGATCGGCGCAAAGAACGGCCCGACCTTCACACCGGTTAACTACACAATTGAAAAATACGCGGGATATTTGCCGGTGACTAATGAGCTTCTGGAAGACTCCGATGCAAATATCTCTCAGGTGCTTATTGACTGGCTCGGCGAAGAGGACGTTGCAACACGTAACGCTCTTGTCCTTGCGGCTATCGCTACAAAGACCGCTGTAGACCTTACACCGGTCACAGGCGAAGGCGCGCTTGACAAGATTAAGAAAGCCCTTAACGTCACACTCGGACAGGCATTCGCCGCAACATCCGCCATTGTTACTAATGATGACGGTCTGAACTACCTTGACACTCTGAGAGACCAGAACGGCAGATATCTGCTTCAGCCGGACATCAATCCGGACAATCCGTTTAGTATGACTCTTGCAATTGGTGCTCGTAGGGTTCCGGTTGTTGTGGTTCCGAACGGCGTTATGGCTACGACTAGCACTCAGGCTGACAATCAGACTACCAATCAGATTCCGTTCGTCATTGGCGACCTGAAGGAATATTGCCGTATTTTCGACCGCAAACAGCTCACTATCAGCGTTTCTGATGTGGCGGCAGTCGGAACCGGAGCGGCGGCCATCAACGCATTTGAAGAAGATTTGACTATTTTCCGGGGCATCATGAGACTCGATGCGGAAGTTGTTGACTCTGCCGCCATCGTTAACGGCTATATCACAGTATCGGGAAACTGATAACCGCCGCTACCGCTGACACGGATTCAGATGGCAAGCTGTCGGAATCCGAATTGCAAGCGTTGACTATAGCGCAGATTAAGGCTATAGCGGCGGAAAAAGGATACACGATAACCGCAACACGGAAGGCGGACATTATCGCAGAGTTCTTAGCGCAGGAGGGGTAAACCATGACACTTGAACAGGTTAAGGATTATCTCAGGATTGACGGGGATGAAGACGATAATATATTGCCGCTGATGATGCAGGCCGCAGAGGAGTTTGTCATAAACGCCGTTGGGAAGTTTGACGAATCCAAAGCGCGCGCAAAGATGCTATACCTTGCCGCCATACAGGACATATATGAGAACCGCACGCTCACGGCTACAAGCACGCAAGGCTATAGCGTCTCCAGTAACGCTACACTGATGATGAGGTCGCTCATCACGCAGTTACAGATAGAGCAGATTACTGAAGCGGAAGCGGGGTGATTGAATGCCAGGGTTCAATAATTTCAATCCGGGAACGCTCAACCGCATCATTGAAATCATCCTGCCGGGCGCAATGGAACAGGATGAGGAAGGGTTCGAGATAAGGGGAGAAGAAAAACTCATTCGGAAGTGCCGCGCAAGGGTCACGGATGAAAGCGGGACGCACGCGTTGGAGTCCGGGTCAGACTTCTCCGTTACTCGGCGGCGGTTCTTTATCCGCTGGACGTCCACAGAGATAAACACGGACATGATTGTACGATACCATCCACGAGGAAAGACGGAGCCGGAAGAATACAAGATTGTCCGCCCACCTAACCCGTACGGAGATGGCGGGAGGTTTATGGAGTTGTGGACGGAAAGAAGGGAGCTGGTTTGATTGGCACACATTGAGGTTACTGGTTTTGATGAGGTGCTGAAAAAGCTGGACAAACTCGCGGACTTGGGAAAAATGAACGAGGTTGCGAAGCGTGCGGTTGATACAGCGCAACCGATAAATGAGGCGGCGGCGCGGTCAGCACTTGCGGGCGTTGAACATGGCCCGTATGCGACCGGCTCTGTATCTGGTTCAATTTCTTCCACATCCGCAAAGATTAACGCTTACGGCGCGTTTGCTGTGGCACGTCCTACGGGACGCGATGCAAAAGGCGAACGCAACGGCGCAAAAGCGGCGTACTTAGAGTACGGCGTTCCACATATGGCGGCGCGTCCTTGGCGGGCGCGTGCCGCTTCATCTGCTGAAGGTGCTTGCATGGCAAGTATAGAAGCCACACTACAAGAAGAACTGGAGTTAGAGTGATGACGGCATTTGCGGCAATCCAAAAAGCTTTGAAACAATTTGGTTATCCTGTAGTGCCGGACAAGTATGACGGCAAGGAAAAGCGATACATCGTTTACAACTATGCACTCTTACAGGGTGCGAACTTCGGAGACGATGCACCACACGCGGACCTCGCAAGCGTTCAGGTTCACTTGTATTTGCCGGTGTGGCAGGATGACCGCAGAAGCGGAAAAAATAATTATCGCGCCGACTTGGATAAGATACGGAACGCCCTTTTTGGTTGGGGGTTCACGTATCCCGAAGTCACAGTCTTACGGCACGATGAAACAGAACAATATCACATAGTATTCGAGTGCGAATACGAAGAAGAACAGGAGGACGATTAAATGTCTAAAAAAGGATTAAGATACGTTGCTTTTGGTATCAGAAATGACACGACCGGAGAATTTAGCGGCGGCAAGCATCTCAGCCCGGCGGCGGCTCTCAGCGGCTCCGCAAACACATCTGATGTTAAAGACTACGGCGATGACCGTGTTGTTGAAACTGACAAGTCCGTTACCGGCGGCACGCTGACCGTAGAACTCAACCATGATGAGGATGAGATTTACACCATGCTTCTGGGTCACAGCAAGTCTGAAAACCTCATCTCGCATAATGTTGATGATGTCGCGCCGTTTGTCGGTGTCGGTTGTGTTGGACAGTCCGGTAGCAAGTGGACAGCAAAGATTTACACAAAGGTCCAGTTTGCGGAACCGGCAGATGAGAACAACACGAAGGAAGAGAGCGTGCAGTTCAACCACATCACCCTTGAGGGTGACATCCTTATTCCGGAAGACGGAATCTGGAAACTGCGCCAGACCTTCGACACTCTTGCGCTTGCAAAGGCATGGATTGACGAAAAACTCAGCGTAACAACAACCACGCCGGCCAACCCGGCCAACCCGGGATAAATAACTAAACAACTGAAAAGGGGGTAAACCATGAGCGACCTGCAACCGATCGGCACACCTCTAACGTTACTTGATGGGGTGGAAAGGCGTGTCCTTTTCACCCTTTCTGTCGTTGATGACATCCAAAGCGAGTATGACATGACCGTTCCGGAAGTCTTCCAGCGCACAGGAAACGCGGAGGAGCAGTCCGACATAGTGGCTTTTTTGGCGTTAACATTAATAAACCATGCTATCAGGCGCGAGAACCGCATTGAAGGCACAAACAAAAAAGAGTTAACGCTTGAGTACGTCAAGGACAATATCGACATGATTATCATGCCACAAATTAACCGGGCGATAGCTAAGAGTTACGGCTATTCCGTCCCGGAACCGGATGACGAAGACGGTAAGGACTCGGACCGGAAAAAGGAGCCGAACAGTTAAATATTGCGCGGCTCCTGTATATTGGACAGATGCGTTTGGGCTATTCAGAGGACGAACTAATGCGGATGACGCCGCGTAAATTCTTCTTATTGTTTGATGAGTATCAGGAAATGAACGGACTCAAGAAGCCTACGCAAGGAATTGACGATTTACCATAAGAATACTACCGCCCGTGTAATACGGGCGTTTTTTAATGGGGGAAATTATGCCGAATAAAATCGGAATCGTTCTCGCTCTTGACGGTGAGAAGGAATTTACTCAGGCGATGCGAAACGCACAGCAAAGCGCGAAGCTGTGTGACCAGACGCTTAAGAATTTGAAAAATGAATACAGCGGGTCGGCTAATTCCCTTGAGGCACTGACGAAGAAGCAAGATGCGCTGAAGCAGTCTCAGGACGCTTATAACCGCGTATTGAGTCAGGCGAAGAACGGGCAGAGCCATGCACGCGACAACTATAAGAAAACTGCTGAAGCACTCGAAGAATTAAAGTCGAAACTGTCAACCGCCGAAAATGCGCTCAAGGATATGGAGCGGGCGGGTGATACTTCCAGTGATGCTTACAAGGCGCAGGCGCGCGCTGTTGACGAATTACAGCGTGCAATGGAGAAGCAAGCGCAGGAGTATGCCAAAGCTGAAGGAAACTTGACGGCATGGGATACGAAGGTCAGCAAGGCGGAGTCCGATGTCAAACAGAACAGCAAGGCGTTAAACGACAATGCGCGATATCTGGACGAAGCGAAGAACAGCGCGGACCATTGCGCGACCTCAATTGACAGATATGGCAAAGAGGTAAAGGAAGCCGGTGAGGAATCCAAAGCGGCGGGAAGTCAGGTCAAGTCGCTGGGCGAAACGCTCAAACAGGGCGCAATTCTCAAGGCGGGCGCACTTGCCACTCAGGCCGTGCAGGAACTCGGTGAAAAAGCTGTCGAAGCCGCAAAGTATGTTGTTGAGGTTGGCTCGAATTTCGAGCAGGCGATGGATAAAGTCTCTGCTCTGTCTGGCGCGACCGGCTCCGAACTGGACTCGCTGAGTGAAAAGGCGCGAGAGCTTGGCGCGTCAACACAGTATTCGGCTACAGAAGTTGCGGATGCGTTTTCATATATGGCTCTTGCCGGTTGGGATACTCAGTCTATGCTTGACGGCATTGATGGCGTGCTTAACCTCGCGGCGGCGTCTCAGATGGACCTTGCACAGGCTTCGGACATCGTGACGGATAACTTGTCCGCGTTCGGTCTGGCGGCGGGTGATGCGTCAAAGCTTGCGGATGAAATGGCATTCGCACAGGCCAACAGTAATACCACAACCGTACAGCTGGCAGACGCGTTCGGCAACTGTGCCGCGACTATGCACGCGGCGGGGCAGGATGCAGAGACAACAACATCAATCCTCGAGGCATTTGCGAATCAGGGCATAAAGGGAGCTGAAGCCGGGACGAAGCTGTCCGCCATCATGCGCGACATCACCGCGAAGATGAAGGACGGCGCGATTCAAATTGGTGATACATCCGTTGCGGTTACGGACGCACACGGAAACTTCCGCGACCTGACAGACATCCTGACGGACGTTGAAGCCGCGACCGCAGGCATGGGAGATGCAGAACGTGCGGCGGCACTGTCGGCAACATTTACGTCCCGTTCTGTCGGCGGTCTCAATATGATCCTCACGGAAGGCATGGCCAACATCTCCGGATATGAGGACGCACTGCGGAACGCTGACGGCACAGCCGCCAACATGGCAGGCACGATGCAAGGCAACCTGAAAGGCGCGATAACTGAATTAAACAGCGCGGCGGAAGGTTTAGGCATCGAACTATATAGCCATGTACAGGGGCCGCTTACGGGTGCTGTGGAAGTTGCGACAGGCTTAATTAATGGCATTACAGACGCGCTTAATCCGCAAAAGACAGAGCTTGAGCAGTTTATTGAAGACATCGAAAAAAGCAATCAGGAAGTCAAGGGATTGCTTGATTCTGCGGATGCGGAAGTAAAGCAGGCGGAAAGCAAGGTCGGCGAACTCGAAGCGTATAAGGATATTATCCTTGACCTTCAGAACATTATTAATAATGGTGGCGAACTGGATTCCTTCCAACTTTATCAGATGCAGAACGCCGTTAACGCTGTAAAAGGTGAAATCCCTGAAATCGGCGAACTCTTTGATGAGACAACCGGCAAGATTGAACTTTCTACGACAGCAATTGAAAATCTGTTTAATGCCGCTGAAAAAGGCGCGATGCAACAGGCGTTCATGAAGTCTATGGAAAAAGACATTCAGGCGCAAACGGACGCACTTGTTAACGAGGCACGAGCAACAGCGGCTGTTAAAAAGATTCAGCAGGAACTTAGCGAGTGGGAAGAAGAACACGCTGAACAAATTGCTAACCGTGAAGCAATGGGCGATATCTACAGGGATGAAGAATATGAACGCTTAACGGATTCCCTCGAAGAAGCCACAAAGGCAGAAGCGGAAGCAAAAGAAGTAGCACGGCAAGCTAAAGAAAGTTACGACCTGACAGCGGAAGCCGCTAAAGAATACGGCCTTTCTTTGGATGATGTAACTAAGTCAACAGAGAACGAAGCGGACGCCGCGCAAAAGGCACAGGAAGCAGACCTTGCGCACATTCAGGGACATCAGGGCAAGAGCAAGGCGGCACAGGAAGCGGCACAGTCTGAAGAAGAACTTGCGTTAACTGAAGAAGAAGCCGCAGAACAAGCAAAGCAGACAGCGCAGGCACAGTATCAGGCCGCTCAACAGATTCAAAAAGCACATGAAGACGCGGCAAATGCTGTCAGAAATATCTATGAATCTGCAAAGGAAGCCGCACAGAAGGCGTTTGATTTCAACCCGTTCGAAATGTGGGAGCAGAATAAAGAGAACGGGATTGCGAAACTGCAAGAATCATTTGATTCACAGGTTGAAGGTTTAACCAATTATGCCAATAACTTACAGATAGTCTCTGACCATATCGGAAAAGACATCTCTCCGCAATTTTTGCAGTATTTGCAAGACATGGGGACGGAAGGTGCGCAGGTTATGGCAGAGCTTGCCGACCAACTGTCGCACGGTGATACATCTGGTATTGACGCCTTGATGGATAGATATACTCAGGCGATGGACAGAGAGGACGAAATTGCGTCCATCATGGCGGCAAATACAACCGTTTATAAACTCGGTTTGAAAGAAGCCGCTTCAACAGATGTTGAATGGGACAACCTCGATAAAGCTGTTGCGCATATACAAGAGATAGGCGGGGAAGCCGCAGAAGAGACAAGGCTTGCATTTAACCAAGCGGTAGAAGCCGCCAAAGAGGCAGGCGTTGCGATTCCTGACGGACTTATTGAAGGGATTGAAAGCGGCTCCGAAGACCCGACTGCGGCACTCGCACAGGCAACGGCATCGCTTAACGCCGCTATCGAAGGACAGGGCGAAGCACTCAAAGAAGTTGCAAAAGATGTAGGTGCGAAAATCCCTGAAGGCTATGACGAAGCCATTCAGGAAGGTGGGGACGCCGCCGTCCAGGCTATGCAGGAAATGTTGTCGAATATCTCAGACGCAACCGGCGAAGCTGAAGAAGCCGGGCGCACAGCTGGCGAAACGGTCGGCGATGAGACAGCAACAGCAATCGAAGGTAAAGGCGGAGACGTTCAGGACGCAGGCGAAAGCATCGCGGAACAGGGCGCACAGGGCGCAGAGAGCAAGTCAGGGGAGTTTCAGTCCGCCGGTAGCACGGACGGCGAAAGCTTCGTTGAGGGCGTCAATTCTCAGCAAGGCGCGGCACAGTCCGCCGGTTCATCTCTTGCGCAAGCGGCACAGGCCGGCGCGTCTGGTGGTTCCCTGTATGGCGTTGGTGTACAGCTTGCGTCTGGTATGGCGTCCGGTATCCTGTCACAGGCTTCGAGCATTGCAAGCGCGGCGGCGTCACTGGTATCACAGGCCATTAGTGCGGCGAAAAACGCGGCGGCTATCCATTCGCCGTCCAGAAGAATGCGCGATGAAGTCGGCAAGATGTTCGGTAAAGGCGCGGCGGTCGGAATTAAGTTATCCACTAAGGAAACAATGGACGCCGCCGAAGAGCAGATGAACCAGACACTCGCAAGTCTCGCGGGATGGCTCAAGCGAAACAAAAAGAAAATCGGTAGCACGGGCGAGCAGTGGTCCGCTGATATCGCTTATGCTTGGCGGTCGCTTGCTAATCGTGAAATTAGTAGCGGGTTCGGCGTCTCCAAGAGCAAAACGACCGGCTCCGGAAAGAACCAGAAGACCGAAAAGAAGAGCACAGAAGAGTACTACAGCGACATCATGAAGATGGCGAAAAAGTATCTCGATAATGTCAGCGCACTTTATACCGTCTCGGAACAGGACGAACTTGAGTATTGGCAGAGCGTCAAGAAGAGCCTGAAGACCGGCACGCAGGCATGGTATGACGCCTCCGACAAGATTAAGTCCCTCCGGGAAAAACTTAGTAAGGAAGCCAAAGAGGCGAAAAAGGACGCAAAGCAAGCCGCCATTGAAGCCCGCGAGGCTATCGTTGAAAACGCGGAAAAGCGCGTTGAGGCACTGCGCAAAGCCGGTAAGATTGGCGTGCAGACGGAAATTAAGTACTGGCAGGAGATAAAGAAACAGCTTGCGAAAGGCACGAAGCAGTACAAGGAAGTTGCCGACAAGATAAAAGAACTTAAAAAAGAGATTGGTACAATCGGCGCGGCTAACAACTTACTGTCAAATTATCAGACGTATTATGACATCAGTCTGAAAGCCGAAATGCAGTACTGGAACGAAATCCGCAAGCACTACAAAGCGGGGACGGCGGAACGTATCGAGGCAGACCGCAATTTTTTCGAGGCGAAAGAAGCACTCAACGAAAAGCTGAAAGAACTTGAAGACGATTATGCCGACAAGATTCAAGATGCCAACAAGAAATATGAGGATGCTTTCGAGGCGCGGAAGGAATCCATCAAGTCTGCATATGACCTGTTTGATTATTTCGAGTCATCATCCGCAACCGGTCAGGAACTACTCTTTAACATCCAGACACAAGCGGCGGGGTATAAGGAATGGAGCAAGTCCATTGATGAACTCCAGCGGCGCGGCATCTTCTCGGATGCTCTGATGGATGAGTTGACGGAGAAAGGCCCGCAGAGTATCGCCGCCATTAAGGCTCTGTTGATGCTATCGAACGAAGAGTTGAGAGCCTACCAGAAGGCTTATGACGAAAAGGAAGAAGCGGCGGCGGAACAGGCACGGAAAGATACTGCAGATGTCAAAGAAGAAGTCAAAAAAGAAATCAAAGCACTCAAAGAGCAAAGGAAGAAAGACCTTAGCGAAATTAATAAGGCGATTCCTGCTGACCTAAAGGTGTTAAGTGAGAATATCAAAAAATTCTCCGAAGACCAGACGGACGCGCTTGTTGCCGCGTTCGACTCCACCGGCGCGAAGACTGCGGCGGGCATTGGCGCAAATGTCGCGAAGGCTCTGCTTGATGCTATGGGACTGACCGGTAATGACGGTTTTGAAATTGCGAAGCGCGTCAATGAAGCGGTTAAGGGCGGTGCGAAGGGTAGCCTCGATAATATCGTTGCGGAGGTTACGGATAACTACGGACTCGAAAAGAAAGCAAAAGAGCAGGAAAGGAAGCTAGAGGCGGCACAGAATCAAGTTACAACCGCCTACAATGCAAGAGAGAAAGCGTTTAATACTCTCAGTAAAGCACAAGACACTTTAAATAAAAAGAAAATAGCTCTAGACAACGCAAAGGCCAACCGGGCAGATGTTTACGCCAACAAGAAAGCAACCGCAAAGCAGAAGAGTTCTGCGGACAATGCCTTGAAGAAAGCACAGGACGCTTATAACAAGGCGGCTGACTCATTGAAGACGGCTAAAGCGGCGTATAAGACGGCAAACACGACACTCGCACAAAAGCAGGCGACCCTTAACGCGCTGAATAAGGCAGGCTACAGGACAGGCACGAAGCGCATCGGTTCTGATGGCCTCATCTGGATGGATGAGGAGCTGGGCAACGGCGCGCCGGAAATGATTGTGCGGAAGTCCGACAATGCCATTCTGACACGGGCGCAAGCATCTGACGCCATTATTCCGGCAAACCTCGTCAATAATTTGTTTAAGTGGGGTGCTATTGACCCGGCAACGATGAACGTGGCAAGCATGGCGGCGTTGAATATGAGGCTTGCGGAAGGCTACCAGCAGATGGCGCGGTCCAGTAGCATGGAGCGGGACAAGCTTGATGAGATGTTAGCACTTATGAATCAGTTTATGCCGTACCTGTCGGAGCGGATGACCGTCCCGATTCAGTCGCGGAAGGCGGTCAGCGTTATGTCAGATGATATCAGTAGGGACATGGCGGCAAGGGCAAGGAGGCGGAGATAATGACGATAAACGGACATGACGCACTGCAAGAGTTCGGTGCGCGTCAGCATCATGTTAAGTTTGGTTTTCACAAGGTAAATAACGGGTCGGAATGGATACGCGGAGCCATCCGGCCCAATTTTCAAAACTCTTGGATAGAGTGGAAAACCTTCTCCATTGATTATTATATTCACGGGGACGGATGGAACGACATCCGCGAGAAAACATCGAGGTTGCTCGGTTTGCTTCTTGAACCTGCGGAAATGGAACTTGACGGCATTGACCATATGTTTCATGCCGTGATGACCAATTACAGCGTGAATGAGGTTGTTCTCCGCAGAAAACACAAAGTAACTATTGATTTTCAAGGGTACGAGTACGGGCAGACGGTGAGCAAGACAGGAACCGGCACGGTCATCGTTACGAATCCCGGAACGATGTTATCACCGCTCCGTCTGGAAATCACTCCAAATGCATCCGCATCTAACGTCATTATCTCCGGCGCGTGCCGGGACATCCGAACGGGTGAGGATTTGCCGATTACACTCGGAACCATGACAAAAGACCGGCTTATTGTTCTGGACGGCATAACGGGCATCTTCTCAGAGGCCGGCGCGTTGAAGTCAGACATAACGATTCAGACCATGCCTGCCATCATGCCGGGCGTAACTGAGATAGTCGGGAGCAATCTAAACATGAGTATTAGAGCAATAGTCAAACCATTATATATGTGAGGCACTATGCTAAGACTATTAAATAAGAACAAACAGTTTGTGAAGGAGTTAACGGACTACCGGGAACCACAAGTTGAAAGCGAACTCCAAACGGGTGATGGGACGCTTTCGTTTTATTATCTTGGGTCGGATGACATCCCGAATGAATACTATATTGAAACCGACCAGGCGCGCTATGTGGTGAAGGAAGCACAGCCGGATGAGGACGGTTGTTTATACCATGCACAGCTTGACCTTGAAGAGCTTCAGGGCGTTGTTTATAAGCGGTTTACCTCACGAGGCGGGACGATAAGCGCGGCGGCACAATCCGCACTGGCGGATACGGGCTGGACGGTTTCAACGGACATCACGAGCAACCGAAACGTTCAGAAATTCAAAGTCACTCCGTTAGAAATCATTTACGCTATCCGTGATGCTTGGATGTGCGAAGTGGCGTTTGATAACCTCAATAAAGTTGTTACCTTCCGGGACAAGCTAGGGTCGGACAAGGGCGTTTATTTTATGCGCGGCTTGAACCTTCGTCAGGCATCCATGACGCGGGACAGCTATGATTTTATTACGCGCTTGATTCCATACGGCGCGGATGAATTAACAGTTGCAAGCGTCAACGGCGGCTCTATGTATATTGATAACCATCAGTACTCCGATAAAGTCATTGCTATGATTTGGGAGGATACGAACTATGATGACGCATCCGCCTTGCTGGAAGACGCAACGAAAAAGCTTGACGATTTGAGCAAGCCGCGCCGGTCATACAGTGCGGATGTTATCGACCTTGCGAAACAGTCGGAAAGCTATAGCGCGTTTGAGTATAAGTTAGGCGACACAATCCACTTAATTGACAACCTCACGGGTGTTGATGACAAACAGCGGATAGTTAAGCTGACAGAATATCTTGATGAGCCGGAGAAAAACACCTGTGAGCTTGCCAACACAACGTTGACATTCGAAGAGATGCAAGACCGCAACAGCAAAGCCGCCGCCGCATGGGAAGAGGTTTCGAACAGTGACGGCACGGTTAACGGCGTGTACGTGCATGGCATCTCATCCGAAAATGGTGCGGCAATTGAGACCATTGTTAACAACAGCCCATTTGCTGACAACGTGAGAAGCAATGCGCTTGTCGAGGTTGAAGTGTTATATGCGCAGAACGGCTCGCCGACAACGCCTCCCACATCTGGATGGAGCAAGCAAGCACCTGAGTGGCAAGACGGACAGTACATGTGGCAGAAAACCGTACAGACCACGATGGACGGTGAAGAGGCTTCATCTGACGAAACCAACATCACCGGCGCGACAGGTGCGACCGGCGCAAAGGGTGAGGACGGAAACGGGATTAATTCTGTTACGATAACTTACGGAACGTCAGACTCTTCGCGGGTGCTTCCAAGCATATGGGGAAATGACATACCGGATGTTGACGAAGGCGCGTATTTGTGGACACGGATTATAACAGATTATACGGACCCCGAAATGCAAGATACAGTCTCGTATTACTACGCCAGACAGGGCGCAGACGGGGAACAGGGTGAGCGCGGAACGTCCGTCACGGTCAGCGCAATCGAGTATCAGGCGGGCGCATCTCCCACAACAGAGCCGTCAGGGACGTGGAGTAGTTCTGTTGTGGCTGTTCCTTCCGGACAGTATCTATGGACGCGCACAACCTTTAGCGATGGCTCTATTGCTTATGGTGTTGCGAAACAGGGCGAAAAGGGTGACAAGGGTGAGGACGGAAACGGCATCCAGTCCACAACAATCACTTACGGCGAAAGTGCATCCGCATCAAGCGTCCCGTCAAGCTGGTCGCCAACTATGCCGACTGTCGCGGCGGGAAATTACTTGTGGACAAAAATCGTCATAGATTACACCGACCCGGATATGCAAGACTCCGTTACTTACACTTACGCCAAACAGGGCGAGAAAGGCGAGAAAGGCGACACAGGACAGGCGGGAACTTCCGTTACTGTCTCGCGGATTGAATATCAGGCCGGGACATCCGCTACAACTGCACCGACAGGAACGTGGAGCACCTCACCTGTTGAGGTTGCACAGGGACAGTATTTGTGGACAAAAACAACCTTCAGCGATGGTTCAACGTCTTACGGCGTGGCGCGTCAGGGAACTGATGGACAGCCGGGCGCGGCAGGCAAGGGCATCGACACGATGAAAACGCAGTACTATCTGTCAACGTCTGCGCAACAGGTTCAGGACGGAGAGTGGTCCGATAATGTCCCGACTTTCGTCTATAACCGGTATTATTGGACACGCCTTGCTATCACTTGGACTGATGGCTCACAGCCCACATATACAACGCCGGTGCTTGACAACGGCTTGACGGACGCAAGCACAAACGGCATTGATGCAGTAAACGCCGCAAACAGTAAAAACATGATTTACAGAGGAGCAAGCGCGCCGACCGGCGTAACGCTCCATTCGGGAGACGTCTGGTTTGATTCGGACAACGACAACGAAATAAAAATTTACAATGGGAATGCATGGGTATCTGCTTCGCTCGGCGAGAATGCGCTCGATATTTTGTATGTGGCACGGGCTGTGTGCAAATATCTCGACACTTATTCATTGAGTGCTACAGAAGCACAAATCCTTTTTGGTGTATTCAACACGATTAAATCACGGGATGGTTTGAGCTATTGGGACCTTGTAAACGGTAAGCTCGTAACAAAAGACGGTGAGTTCACGGGAACAATTACCGGCTCGACACTGGCGACAGCATTAGGCACACAGAAATATGTTTATATAGCCGGTAATGCCGCAACAATTACTGATGATACAACAGTAGACGGCAAAATAAAAATACTTCCATACGGTATGCAGGCGTTAACAAATAGCGACAGTCTCAGGTCTCAGATATCACAGGCGAATATCAGGAAGTATGATGAAAGTGGCAGATATTTCGAATTTGGTGATTACGGTTGGTACATTGCTCCGTGCGCTTTTATTCCGCGCCTATTTATCAATACCGGCGAAGTTATCGCGGGGCGTGCATTAGAGCAAAAAATAGGGACTATAGCTACTGGTTATGATGATGCGGCATTCGATGATGAACAGACGGCGACTTCTTATAACACTGGCGTGAGCGGTGTTATTGGTGCTGTCTGGGGTAAGATGGCAACTCTCGTTTTTAATGGTTTATCAATACCGGCGGGGTCGGCGAAAGATACAATCATAGGGACTCTCAACAGTATTTATAAGCCTAAGATTACGCTAGATATAAAATCGCATCTGAACAGTATGCGCTTATATGTCAATACTGATGGACGGCTTCAGCTTGTGGGCGCGAACAGTAGCACCGGCGACATGGCCTTCCGATGCACAGTTTCATACGTCAGAAATGCCGCTATAGATAATTAATGAAAGGAGTCAAATAAATATGCAGTATAACCACACCATTGACCTCGACATGATGCGCCGTCAGAGTGTCGAAATAGTAACTCACCAGTACGATGATGCAGGCCGGGCGGTCCGGATCCGCGTCCTGGCGGACGGGGAACCGGCAACACTTCCGGCAAATGCCGACATCAGGTACTCAGTTTCGAAACCTGACGGCACATTTTGCACCGGCGCTTGTAGTACGGTGACGGAAGAAAATAAAGTCTATGTTGTCTTTACGCTCACTTATCAGATGTTAGTTATCCCGGGACGCGAGACAATCGACATCTCAATCCGTGCCGATGGCGCAAGTATCTCAACGATGACATTTATCAACCACATCCAGCGTGCCGCCGTGCAGGATGGGGATGTTGAGAGTTCAAGCGAATTTGATGAGCTTCAGGTTGCGCTTCAGCGCATGGATGAAATCAGGGAACTGAAGGAAGATGCAGAGCAGGCCGTTGTTGATGCACAGGCGGTTGTTGATGGCATCCAGTCCGACCGGACGCAGATAACCACGAATAAAACTGACATCGCTCAGTTAAAGGAAGATTTAAGAGAGCATCTTATACCAGAAGATAGGATAATTTCTCTTAATTCAACCGCAGGTGTTATTCGTGCAAGCGGTGTTATAGATTATACTCAGCACGAAAATCTTGTGCATTATAATGTTGATGTAAAGCCCGGGGAAGTCTATACAATTTATACCTATTCTCAAGGTAACACAATTTATCCTTTTTGTGTATTTTGGGACAGTAATAATGCATCAGTCGGGAAGGTGGATTCCGGGGATAATGGAGTTGTTACAAAAACTGTCACTGTTCCAACAGGAGCAGTATCTATGTCAATTAACAACAACACGGATACTGAGGCTAACCCGGCGATATGCACCCTTAATGGTTATGCATCTGGAGAAAATGTTAAAAAAGTTCTCGATGATAGCATCAATAAGATAAAAGACATTTCGAATAAAGAATTGTCCGATCTTGTTGCTAATATTTCATGGGAAGTTGGTTCTATTGATGCTTCTAATGGGAAACCTATCGATTCTTCACAAAGGATAAGAACAGCAGATTTTGTAGATATTGGAAACGCTGAGTCAATTACCATAACTGTTGAAAACGGATATAAATTCGTTATTGATTATTATGGTGAAGACAAGACAACTTTTATTCCTGATGAAGATTATGCAAAATGGCAAACAGGAAAAAAGACGTATTATCCGCTTCCATCTGTTCGATATGTTAAATTTCTTCTTGCTGAGGCAAGTGATGCAAGTGCAAATGTTTCATTTGCATCGAATTTTGAAGCAAAGTTCAAAACACCTTTAATCAACACCGTTGATAACCTTGAGTATTTGGATGAACTTTTTATTAAGCCAGATTATTTCAAGAAAGAAATAGTATCCTATAAACTTGCACCTGCAACTTTTGCCGTTAATCTTAAGCAAGGACATATTTATAAAGCAAGATTCAAAACTAATAATGTTTTAGGACAAACGTCTTTTTATTTGCAGATATGGCAAACCGCAGATGTAAGCGGAACTGGAACTTTATTAAATAATTTTGGAAACGTATGGAACACAATGGATACAAGTAAAGGTGTTGAATATATCTTTGCACCTACTCAGGACTATACTGGATGGATGCGATTCGGTTTCGATGTTCCGTCTGTTCCAACAAATACTACGGCAATTTATGAGGTGTATGACCTTACACAACCATTTACACCTGATTCTTACTGGAAAGGGAAAAAGATAGTTTGGTTTGGAACTTCAATCCCAGCAGGCGTTCAAAATGCGGGTCAAAGCGGTGGAAATGGTGCATACCCAACTAGAGTAGGACATATGCTTGGAGCGACTGTTTATAATGAATCAATAGGATCCTCTGGAATCAGGGCAGGAAATCATAGGTTCATTACAGAGTCAGATCCAATGGGATATGCAGGACTTTTTCAGACATCATTAATGCTATCCCTTTCTTTATCAAGTGCAGAAAAACAGACCTTAATAAATAATTGGGACACATGGAAAGACATAATTCCTGTTTCAGGGAGTGGTCAAATCCCAATGGATGCGGAGTCACAGGAGCGGTATTTATCGTCATCGTGGGATATACTGCTTAATAAGTATCTTACGGGTGGGTCTGTTGGGCAGGTAGATCTTTATGTATTCGATCATGCTTATAATGATGCCGGTTACGGCTATAATTGGGCGGATTTATCCGCTGATCCTCCATCTAACAACATGTCAGACAGAACATATTTTCTCGGTGCGATGCGTTTTATTATCTTAAAGATTTTAAATGATAATCCAAGAGCAAGAATATGTTTTATCGGACATCTTGAGAATGAACTTCATCCAGAGGTATCGCAGGCTCAAGAAAAACTTGCAAGTGAATGGGACTTTGCTTTATGTAAGACATGGGAAAAACTTGGATGGACTCAGGAAAAAGTAACAGTAAATGGTGTTGAAAAATCCATGCTTCAAGTGTGGTGTCCTGATGGAATCCATCCGTCTTCTGATACAACAGGACAGGCACTCCAAAAAATGGCAGAGGTTCTTTACCCATTTATAAGGGATGTAAGATGATACCGATACTCAGTTAAAGCAGGCTATTGTTGAGAAAAAAGTTGTGACCTCGCGGACGTGAAAGCTGTCTGTAAGGTCACAATCGAACACAAAAATGGAGCCGCGCTCCATGACGGCAAATCAATGAAAAGCGCGACTCCGGGACCCCGTAGGGCATGGACAATTATACCATGTCCCGCGGATGTATGTCAAAGGAGGGGCATTGTATGATTGACAACAGGGAACGGATAATTGAAGCTGTTATCAATGATTTCGTTGACGAACTTGCGCCAGAGCTTGCCGGGCGCATCCGGGACAAGATGACACTGGTATTGAGCCGGTACGAGGTGACGGAACGAGAAACAAGCCTGACGGTTTACGATGATACAAACAACCGCCTGGTCAAGCGTTATGTCGGGTGCTTGCGGATTGATGGCAAGTCAGAAAAGACCATACAACAGTATGCGCGAACCTGTCGCAAGCTGGCAGAGGCAACCGGGAAAAAGTATACTGATATAGGCGTGTATGACATCAGGATGTTTCTGGCTCTCGAAAAAGAGCGCGGATTATCTAACACGACAGTGGAGAACACAAGAGCGAATCTGTCGGCGTTCTTTCAATGGCTGACGCTCGAAGAGGAAATTGACAAGAATCCGTGCATGAAAATCAAACCCATTAAATGCGTCAAGGAAGTTAAATTGCCGTTCACGGATGTCGAGATTGACGATATGCGGACGGCGTGTGAAACGTTAAAGGAACGCGCATTAATTGAAGTCCTGTTAGCGTCCGGCGTTCGTGTCTCGGAGCTGTCGAATATGGACATTACGGATATTAATTTCAATGAGTTGAAAATTCATGTGAGATTTGGCAAGGGAGCGAAAGAGCGGATAACCTATCTCACACCGGTCGCCCGCCAGCACTTGAAGAAGTATCTTGCGTCAAGGAACGATGTTGTCCCGGCGTTGTTCACGAACGCAAAAGGGGACCGCTTACAGTCGAGCGGGATTCAATTCATCCTGAAGCAGATTGAGAAGCGGAGCGGCGTCAGTAACGTTCACCCGCACCGGTTCCGCCGGACGTTTGCCACGAAGCTAGCGGCGCGAGGAATGGATATACAGGAAATCAAAGTCTTGCTCGGACACAGCGACATAAACACAACACTTACATATGTCTACACGAATGACGCACAGATAAAATCATCCTACGCAAAATATTGTGTATAACCAATAACGGACAGCACCTTCAAGGTGTTGTCCATTTTTTATGATAAGGGGAGGATACACCAATGGACATCACTAGCATAGTTCTGGCGGCGTCAATTCCGTCAGCCTTCACCGCCTTTTGCTTCTGGTTGCTTGAGCGGAAGATTCAGGCGAAGGAAGACCAGCGCAAAGCGGAGGCTGAAAAGCGAGAGAAACAGCGTAACCAATATGAGGTGTGTCAGTTAAATATGACGGTGGCCTCTATGGCATTAGCAGAAGCGACAGCAAAAGCCGTGCAGAGGTTGCCGGACGCACATTGCAACGGGGACATGAGTTCCGCGCTGGAGTATGCGGAAAAAATCAAGGGTGAACAAAAAGATTTTTTGAGAAAACTTGCAATTGATAATCTGGATTTTTAAGGGGAGTTAAAAAGATATGAAAACAAGAACATGGTTCAAAGCCGCCGCTATTAGGAGCATTAAGACAGTTGCGCAAACGGCCATTGCAACAATTGGCTGTTCCTCTATTATGTCACAGGTGGACTGGAGAATTGTGGCGTCCGCTTCCTGTCTCGCGGGCATCCTGTCTCTGCTGACATCTCTTGCCGGTCTTCCGGAAGTCGAGGAATGAGTTATGTCATTTACAAAGTATAACTTGTCTGAAAGTCAGTTAGTCAAGATTGCGAGGCTCTGCGTACAGGAACAGGGGAATATTGACGGATGTAAAGCGGAAGCTTCCCTCATGGCGAACTTGCTTGAAACATCTCCGGCACGTCAAAGAAAATACGGAACGGATGCGGACGGGCTTTATAATTGGGTGCGAAATGGCGGCTGGTTCTCGCGTGCCGCTTATTGGATGGACTACGGCAGTGCGTCCGCCAAAGCTATCAGTGCGGTTCAGGAAGTGCTTGTAAATGGCAACCGGACGCTCCCGCAGTACGTGGATGAACACGACTGCATCATTCCAGACATTAAGAGCATCAGCACGGGGGACAAGTCAAACAGGGCGGATTATATCAAAGGAAAGACCATCATC